GATATTCTGAAGCTGGCAATTGTCCGTATTTTAGAAGGACTGCCGTCACGCCCATGGCTGAGACCGATCCTGCAGATCCACGATGAACTGACGTTTCTCATTCCGAAAGACAGATTGCAGGAAGCAGTGGCTTTTGTGAAAGGCTGTATGGAACAGCAGCCGTTTCCGGAGTTTGATCTGCCCCTTGTGGCAGAAGCATCTGCCGGAGAAAGCTTCGGCAATTTAGAGGAACTGGAGGAATGAACTTGGCAGAAACACACAACAAGGAAGGATACTTCTCGCCGACCGAATTTGAAGCAATGAAAAGAATAGAGAGCGAGGAGAAAAAGGCACGGAGACTGGCGGCATTCCGACCGCTTGTATATATCTGTTCTCCCTATCGTGGCAATATCAATGAAAACATTGAAAATGCCCGGAAATACAGTCGTTTTGCGGTAGTACATCACAGTATTCCCATTGCACCGCATTTGCTTTTTTCGCAGTTTCTGGACGATACCCTAGGGGAAGAAAGGCAAACTGCAATGTTCATGAATTATGTGCTTCTGACAAAATGTGTCCAGCTGTGGGTGTTCGGCAGCAGCATTTCTGAAGGCATGGCACAGGAGATCCAATGGGCAAAACGCAGGCATATGCCGATTCGATATTTCACAGAAGAGATGGAGGAAGTTGTATGAACATATCGGCACAGGACGTGATCAATGCGATCTTTCATCCGGATGATACCGTATGTCTGCGTATTTTTGATGATCGGAAAGAAGGCATCTTTACCGGTGCCAAGATGTCCGTGGAGGCAGGAAAATTCTTTGCAGTGGAGTCCACGCTGAAAGAACATAACCAGAAAAATCATGGCATCTTTTTTGTGGTGAACTCCGGCGGTCAGACCGATGACAGCATTACTCGCATCAATGCACAGTTTGTGGAGATGGACGATAAAACTTTCGAGGAACAGCAGACACTCATCGATGCGTTTCCGCTGCCGCCGTCTATGGTTATCAGAACAAGAAAATCCCTGCATACATACTGGTTTGTCAAAGAGGCAAAGGTGTCCCTGTTTCGTCCCATTCAAAAGGCACTGGTGCAGCATTTTAGCGGAGATCCTGCCTGTGTCAACGAAAGCCGTGTCATGCGTCTGCCGGGATTCTATCACTGCAAGAAAGAACCGGTCTTGGTAGAGTGCATCTCGTTTCACCCGGAACGAAGATACACACAGGAACAGCTGATAGAAAGACTGCCTGTTTCGCAAGAAGCAGAAGAACAACCGAAAGTACCGCTGCATGGAGAACAGAAAGGAATCGGCGTTGTAGAAGCAGAATGCGATTTTATCAAGTACTGCCGGGACAATGCAGCTGCACTTTCTGAACATGACTGGTATGCGATGATCTCCAATTTAAGTGTGTTTGAAGGCGGTGAAGCGGTTATACATCAATACTCCAAGCCGTATCCGAAGTATTCTTTTGAAGAAACGCAGAATAAGATCCAGCATTTTCTCCGCAGCGGAACAAAACCTATGACCTGCCGCACCATTGCAGAGAAAGGCTTTTCCTGCCCAAAGCTGCAAAGTGGACAGTGCAGCTGTAAATCTCCTGCGGCTCTGTGTTTTCAGCCGCTTTCCATTGATGGCATTCGGGCACTGCTGCTGCAGCAAAAGGTGCAAAATGCCGTGGTGGAAGATTTGCAGACTGCACGAAACTTTGTGTCGGAATATCTTTACAATGTGGACAGCGTGACTGCCGAATCGATGATCCATTACGATTTAAAGCAGCATTTCGGTTTCAAAAATGCAGATGTCAAGCCGCTGCTTGCTCTGCAAAAAGAACTGTACAAAGCATTTCAAAACAAATCCGAAACACGGAAGCATCGTTCCGGCATGGAAATTCCCGACTGGTATGAAATGACAGAACGGGGTCCGAAGTTTCTGCCCGGTGTGCTTGCAGAATATATGACACAGAATGCCCCTGTGTTTTATTCTGCCGAGCAGTATTATTGCTATGAAAATGGCGTTTATCACAGCATCACGGAACTGACAGCAAGAAATATGGTACGGGATAAAATGCTGACCAGATACACAAAGCTGTCTCAGATCAATGATACCGAAGGACAATGGAAGATGCAGGTGCAGAAGGATATTCGGGAACTCAATTCCAATCCCTATCTCATCAATGTGCGAAATGGCCTGTACAATGTGCTGGACGAAACCTTATCGGAGCACACCGCAAAGTATCTGTCTACGGTACAGCTGAATGTGCGATATATGTCCGGTGCAAAGTGTCCCAGATTTCTGCAGTTTCTGCATGAATCCGTGGAGGAGGATCAGGTGATGCTGATTCAGGAGATGCTGGGCTACTTTCTCATTCCGGTCAATCATGCCCAGAAGTGCTTTATCATTGTGGGAAAAGGCGGTGCCGGGAAGTCTGTGCTGCTGCGGGTGCTGAATGAACTTCTGCTGGGAAAAGAAAATGTGTCCAATGTAGCATGGCAGGCATTGAATGATCGATTCAAGACCGCAGAACTTTTTGGCAAGTGGGCGAATATCTGTGCAGAGCTGCCCACAAAGGGCATTGAAGACAACGGCATTTTCAAGGCGTTGGTCGGAGAGGATTATCTGACTGTGGAAAAGAAAAACAAAAATCCCTTTTCTTTTCAGCCCTATGCGAGGCTGCTCTTTTCCTGCAACAGCATTCCGAAGAACTATGGGGACAAATCGGAGGGCTTTTACCGCCGTCTGATCATTGTCCGGTTCAATCATTCTGTGCCGGAGGACAAGCGAGATCCGGAACTTCTGGAGAAGTTCCGCTGTGAAGCAGATGGGATCTTTCAATTTGCCTTAGAAGGACTGCGGCGGCTGATGCAGAATCATTTTCATTTTTCAGAAACAAAGGCAAATGCACAGGAACTTCAGAAATACCGGGAAGACAGCAACAGTGTGCTGGCGTTTGTTCGGGACTGCTGTACTTTGCAAATGGATGCAGAAGTGGGAAGAATGGAGTTCTTTGCACGGTATAAAGCATACTGTGACAGCTGCGGCATGGCTCCATACAGTCAGCAGAATTTCAACAACGAACTGGAAGCAAATTTTCCCACGGTCGTGAAAGCAGCAGACAGAACCGGAAAACGGAGAACGTGGAGAGGCATCAGCTTTTCAGAAAGCCATGTGTAGCTTGCCAGGGGAGAGGTCTGCACAGCTTTCTGACAGGGTTTACAGGCTTTGCAGGGAATTCCCGTAATCTTTTATATATTTCCTATTTTATATCCCCATATATTTTCTCATTTTTTATGAGTATAATAGAAATTTCCCTGTAAAATCAGTAAAGAGGTAAGAGGTGAGCAGTTTGAAAGAAGCGGATATCGTAAGGGCGATTTTGAGGTATCTGAAAACCGTGCCGAATTGTTTTTGCTGGAAGGAGCATGGCGGGATGTATGGAACGGCAGGAATCCCCGATGTGATCGCCTGCATTGGCGGCAGGTTCTTTGTCTTTGAAGTAAAAACGGAGAAAGGGAAAGCAACTGCTTTGCAGGAATCGGTTCTTCGCAAAATACAAAAATGCGGCGGAAACGCTGCCATCGTCCGTTCTGTGGAGGAGGTAAAAAGAATGCTGGAGGAGATCACGGCATGACAGCAAAAGAATACATGAAACAGGCACAAAGACTTCTTAGAAGGATTGACCGAAAACAAAAGGAAGCAGATGCTCTTCGTCAGAAACTTTCTTTTCCCAAATCACCTGCCTATTCTGATTTGCCCAAACCCGTATCGCCGGAATCTCACGCCGTGGAAAGCGGCGTTTCTCAGATCTTATCCTTGGAGGAAGAAGTAAAGACTGCAAAAAAGGAACTGGAAGCTCTGAAAGCCGTTTTTGATACTGCGATAAAAGCCGTCACAGATACGGAGCATCATGATATTCTGGCAAAGCGTTATCTGGAATTCAAGGACTGGAATCAGATCGCAGAAGAAATGGGATACAGTAAACCTTCCTGTTATCGTTTGCACCGGGAAGCCTTGGCAGGGATGAAAAGTTGATAGTTCATGATAGTTCATAACACTTGATGATAGTTTGCATATGTGGTATACTGTAAAATAGGAAAACAGGAGAAAGCGAAACAGCCTTTGCGGAAGAAATTCTGCGAGGGCTGTTTTTCGTGTCCATAAAGGAGAATCGATATGCTTGCAAAAGAAGTTTTAAGAAACAGTATGGATCTAAACAGACGCATCAAGGAACAGAGTGTGATTTATCAGGATTGGAAAGCTATGGCGATGGAAATCGATGAAGATGAAATACATGAGATCGTGGAGGCAGCGTGGGACGATCTGATCGCATCAATTCGGTTGAAACGGAAGCTGGAAGAACTTATCATGGCAAATCACAATGCCGATCAGCGTGAGATCCTTCGTTTGCGGTATCTTTACGCTGCAACATGGGATGCCATTGCAGATGAACTGAATGACAGCGTTGCCTGGGTGAAGGAACAATACCAAAAAGCATTGAAAAAACTCTCTGCAGAAACCACAGAGAGTTGCAAAGGCTGTGACTGCTGTGCCGAAGAAATGTAAGAAGCCCTGCAAGCACCCAGGCTGTCCCAATCTGACAGACGGCTTGTACTGTGCAGAGCATCAGCCCTTGCACCCAGACCGACCGTCTGCCGCCAAGCGTGGATACGGCAGCAGATGGCAGCGACTCAGCAAGGCGTACCTCCGCCGGCATCCCTTGTGTGTGCGGTGCAAAGCACAGGGACGGTTCACAGCAGCAACTGTGGTCGACCATGTCATTCCTCACCGTGGTGATCCGCATCTGATGTGGGATGAAAGCAACTGGCAGGCTCTTTGCAAGTCCTGCCATGACCACAAGACATGGACGGAAGACCGAAATCCTGTCTATCGGTATTGATTGTGTCTGAAATGCTGCCGGTGGGGGGATAAAAATCGCTAATTGTGAATTTTTTACAGACCGGCGTTCCCTCTCACGCACGAAAACCAAGGTTCAAACGGGGGATTAACCCCGGAAATATGCAAACAAGCCGAAACCTACGTAGTTTCGGCTGTTTTTTTCTCAAAAGGCAGGTGAAATCAGATGGCAAAGGACGGCACAAGAAGAGGCGGCAGACGAGTTCGTGCAGGTGATAAGCCGAAAGCCCTCTCCGACAAGATCGCAGAGGGCAAGGACGCAGATATTATAGAATTTCATGCTCCGGAATTGGATGCAGCTGATCTGGACGATGCCGCTGATTTGACCGGTGCGGATATGCCAAGCCCCAGTGCATACTTGTCTGCCCAGCAGAAGAACGGAAAACCGCTGGGAGCAGACATTGTGTACAAAGAAACATGGCTCTGGCTGAAACAACGTGGCTGTGAAAAGCACGTCAACAAACGGCTGCTGGAAAGTTACTCGCAGGCATTTGCCCGATTTGTACAGTGTGAAGAAGCCCTCAGTACCTATGGACTGCTGGGAAAGCACCCGACCACCGGCGGTGTCATTGCCTCTCCGTTTGTGCAGATGAGCCAGACCTTTCAGAAACAGGCAAACTTGCTCTGGTATGAGATTTTCGATATTGTGAAACAAAACTGTACGACCAAATTTGACGGTACACCGCAGGATGATTTGATGGAACAGCTTCTGAGCAGCAGAAAGTGAGGCAGCATGAAAGCAGATACCCAGTTCTGGCGAGATCTGAAAGCCAATCGCCAGAAGATGACCAAACAGCAATACCGCACAATCAAGGGACAGGCGGTCAGCGGAAAAGTGCTGGATGCCAGAAAAGGCTTACAGAAAGTTTTGAAGCGGAGGAATGGAGCATGACCACAACCACAGAATTTCAGCTTGTTGACATCAACAAGTTAGTACCCTATGCCAATAACGCCAGAACGCACAACAAGGAACAGATCCTGAAACTTCGCTCTTCCCTTCGTGAGTTTGGATTCGTCAATCCGGTCATTATCGACCGGGAATACAATGTGCTGGCAGGACATGGACGCATCATGGCGGCAAAGGAAGAAGGTATTGCAGAAGTTCCTTGTGTGTATGCCGACCATCTGACCGAAGCACAGAAGAAAGCGTATATTCTTGCCGACAACCGGATGGCGTTAGATGCTGGCTGGGACGATGAACTGCTGTCCGTTGAAATGCAGGAACTACAGGAGCTCGGATTCGACCTTTCCATGACCGGATTTGATGAAAAGGAACTGACAGATCTGCTGGGTGCGGATGCAGATGGCGAGGCAAAAGAGGATGACTTTGACCTGTCCGCTGCCTTAGAAAAGGCAGCTTTTGTACAGCGTGGCGATATTTGGACAGTTGGCAGACACAAGCTGATGTGCGGTGATGCAACATCGGCGGAAGATGTATCTGCTCTTATGGGAGATACAAAGGCAAATCTCATTCTGACCGATCCGCCCTATGGCGTCTCGTTTAAGAGTTCCAGCGGTTTGACCATACAGAATGACAGTATGAAGAACGAGGAGTTTTATACATTCCTGCTGTCCTCCTTTCAGCGAATGGCGGAACATCTGGAAAAGGGCGGTTCTGCCTATGTATTCCATGCAGATACGGAAGGGCTGAATTTCCGTAAAGCTTTCATTGATGCCGGATTTCATCTTGCAGGCTGCTGCATCTGGGTAAAAGACAGCCTTGTGCTGGGACGCTCGGATTATCAGTGGCAGCATGAACCTGTGCTGTATGGCTTTATGCAGAATGGCAAGCATCACTGGTATTCCGACCGCAAGCAGACGACCATCTGGCATTTTGACAAGCCGAAACGAAATGCAAATCACCCAACTTCAAAGCCACTTGACCTTTTAAGCTATCCTATCGGAAATTCTACACAGGAAAATGGCGTGGTAATGGACACCTTTGGCGGCAGCGGTTCTACTTTGATGGCTTGCGAACAAATGAACCGCATCTGCTACACCATGGAATTGGATGAAAAATATGCCTCGGTGATTCTTCGCCGATATGTGGAAGATACGGGAAATGCCGATGGTGTATATGTCGTGCGGGATGGAAAGCAAATCGCATATTCTGAACTGGTGAAAGAGGTGGAAAAGCCTGATGAATAAACCGCTCACCCTTGGCAGCCTCTTTGACGGCAGCGGCGGTTTTCCGCTTGCCGGACTGTTAGCTGGCATTGTGCCTGTCTGGTCTTCTGAAATCGAACCGTTTGCCATTCGTGTGACAGAAAAACGGTTGCCGCAGGTACA